GGTTACAGAGGGAATAGATACTGTGTAAGTGCTGGCGTTAGGGGGGACACACGCAAAGATACAACACTCAAGCCCGTGGCCTAGGCACACACAACAATCCGTGCTGGGAGATCCCACGATGCTTGAGGCCACCCTGTCAGTTTCCTGCCAAACACCACTCACGCAACCATAGGGCAACCTACAGACAGTGTCGGCCCCGATAGTCACACAGGGTCCGGTAGATGAATTTATCTTGACAATCTTCCCTATGTGGTCGTCTGCGTTCCCACCCAACGAAGACTTGATTAGTGCACAAGGCACGTAGTACGGGGCGTTGTCTTCGTTACATTCGAACGTCCCATCTTGTTGGGGTGTGCAACAGCCTCCCTGAGGACAAGGGGTAGCAAGGTACCACTTCTGGGTGCAGCATGTATCGCACGTGGAGCCACCGTCCACATCTATGTTTAGAAACCCAACTTCTGGCAAAACCACCCCAGGAGCAAGAGGGATAGTCTCTAGATCGGTAACCGATATTCTCTGACAAGTGTCGGGGATGGTGGGTGCAACTCCTGAGGTTAGGTAGCATTTGCATCCAACACGGACGGTAACACCTGTCTTTAGTACTGAATTCCAAGAGCCCCCGCCTACACAGTCCGTATGGGTAAAAAACTTTGCTCTTTGTTCCCACTCCCCCTCATCTATGTACACCACATGATCAAAGTCGTTTGTGCCGTCTGAGTCCTCGTCACAGGGCAGGTTTGTACCTGAGGAAGGGCAGTTGCCGCTAGCACAGTCTGCTGTAGATTCACACTCAACAAGGCGAACAAACCCTTCACAACAACAAACCTTCATCAGGTCCCCAACAGCCTGACTGTTGGTATCGGAGTCGTGAATCAAGAGTTTGTCTACACCTCCATCAGTACGAACCTGAAGTGTTCCTGCCTGGGTCAAGGATTAGTTCCCGCATTCTGCCGTTGGAATAATGGTGTCTCCGTTGTCAGTAACCCCTCCGTTTACAAACACAACAAGTTGTTTCTTGTGTGCGACCAACCCGGCACCAGTCAATTCAATGTCCTCAATGTAGTCAATAGTTAACGCAGTCCCCCCACCACCACTAGGTCCTTGTGGTCCCTGCGGTCCTTGTGGTCCTTGAGCCCCATCAGCACCTGCTGGTCCTGTGGTACCTATCGGACCTCTAGGGCCAATAGGACCTGAAGCACCAGGGGGTCCTTGCAAACCAGGAAGTCCGTTTAGTCCTCCACCAATGATTGAAGTGCTTGGGTTGGGAGAAGATGCTCCTGGTTGGAATCCACCTTCAACTGCAAAAGCAGGAGGTACACCAGGTCCTCCTCTGCTAATCATCCAACGACCACTGTCCACCATGGAGTAGCCAGGGTTTGGCTCCATGGGTGTACTACCAATAGGCGCACCACCACGCCCCACCACCGTAGATTGAAGTGTGCTGGTTGGTCGCAGGCTCATCGGATATAGAACATCCTTCGGTCGTCGTTGTCGACCGTATCTTTGATAAAGGACTTAGGCTTACGCATCTGCATGTGGGACAGGTTGTCACCCGCAGTCTTGATTGCCTTGCGATACTCCTGAGTAAGGAACTGCATCTGTTTGGCAGATACGTTCTTCATCACACCCAGGTTCATGGCAGACGCTGCGGCCACAGCCTGGATCAAAGACTGCAATCCCATAGGCACAATCTCGTAGCGGAGGCTGGAGAGACTTGAGTTGTATGGAGCAGTAAACGGAACAGACACCTTGACCTGATCTGTCAAACCGTTGTTGGATACCGTGTGCGTATCAATAATTCGTTCTTGCACAACAGTGTGTCCTGCCTGTGCCAAGATACGCAGGGTGGCACCTACATACGAGTTAGGCCTACGGTCAAGAGATCCAAGGTCAGGTGTCCCGGTAGATTCCAAATTGACTGTGCTTGCGTCCACCATCGTGCCACCATCCGCGCTGTAGTGGGGGTGGAAGTCACCGTTCGGGATGTACACGATTTCCATGCTGCGGTTGTACTCAGGTGTAGGCCGGAAGGTCAGCATGTTGCCTTCGATCATCCAGTTGGGACCGTGCGGGTTGAACTCGCTACGGGGGATAATCTCAGAGATCATGCGCTTGTTGTCGTCATACTCAGCCACCCGCATCAGTTCACCTACGTTGGGCGGCAACTGGTAGTGCTCTGTGTCCTTCACAATGCTAAGGGCTGTGCGGACCACAACAGGGTTATCAAAGGTCAACGACAGACGGGATACACAGTTAACAAACTCGGGCATGATGACATGCCGAACAATAAAGTCATTGCTGTACTTGGAAGAAGGCTCATCAAGATAGCCACGTACCCGCTCGAGAATGCTATAGAGATAGGAGTTACTACTGTGCAATTACGGACACCTTATTCTTGGACCCTTCAATCAGACGCTCTCGCTGCTCAGCAAGACTATCGCCACCTTCTTCATCCCCGATGTACTGCTGAGACATTGCCAAGTCAGCCTGCCCTGGATCCATACCATTCTGTTTCAGGTGCTTCAGCATGTCTCGACGCTGGAGTTCAGACTCGTTCTTCAACCGCTTCTCTTCGTATTTCTTAGCCCTCCGTGCTTCTTGGATCTCACGGATCTTGATGTAGTCCGGACGGCACTGCATGATCAGGATTTGGTCTGACATCCAACCCCCACGGTCAGGTGCTTTGTCAAACGCACTGAGTTCGTTTACCACTTTGATGTCTCCGTCAAACTGCATCTGGCACAGGACGAAGGTGTTGTTCTGCAGGTGGTGGCACATGACAAGATCGTCACGGTTTGTGACGCGTCTCGCGTGTCGAATCCAGTCTCCGTCCGGCATCAGTTTGAAGTTCTCATCCAGAACAGAACCAGCCAAGACTGCATCCTCGAGGGGGTCGTATGTGATCTCAATATCAAGCATGGTTTCAGTGTACTACAAGTATCGAAAAAACAACCCCCCACCGCGAACGATGGAGGGTTGCCGAGGAGGGAGGTAGGCCCTATTAGTTGGCGATGTCGGTCGCCATGTAGATGCGATCTTCCGCAATGTCGGTGATCTTCATAGCGCTGAATTGTTCTGGAACAACCTGCATACGAAGCATACCGGGCATTTGCGAACCTTCGGTCACGCGGTTTCGGTTGCCCGAAGACGATGAGTCGAAGATTGGCAACTGGCTGGTGGAGGTACCAGTCAGAGCGCCAGCGACAAACTTGAAGGGTGCGTACCCAGGAGCGCCGTCCATGTTGGACAGTCCGGCGTATTCCGGTGGGACGTACTTCTTCCAGTTCTGACCGCCGAGACGGAGACCGTAGAGGGTGTTGCCTTCGACGTAGGTCGAGGTGTGGCCCTTGTAGGTCTTACCGTCACAGGTGAATGAGAATCCGCTGTCGAAACCTTCGCCGCCCTCGGAACCTTGGGAGGAGAGGCTGGACAGACGACCAGTGCGGTCGATCATTTCACGACCGATCTTGGTGGATTCGTAACCCAACCAAACACCATCAGACGCCACGAGGGTGTCGATGTAGTAACCGTACTTGTGCTTGGCTGCGTGGAAGCGTCGAAGCAACTGACGGAGGGTGTGCTCGGTAAGGAGCGCGTTGGAGTTGGAGTACTTGAACGAACGGTGCTCAGGGTGTTCGGTCACGGAGACTTCTTCGCCTGATACGGCATCGTCACCGAGAAGGTTACCGGTCACCTTGAGCCAGTGGTTCACACCAGCAATACCAGTCAAGTTGCTGGTAGCCGAAGCAACAGCAACACAAGCGCGCTGGTTAAAAGTACCGCCAGCATTGGTGGTTGAGATGGTAGCCGCGCCAGCCATAAGGATCTGGTCGCCCACCGAAACTGCAACGCCGGAGGAGTTGCTAGATGTGAAGACGTCTGACTCGGCAATGAAGGTGACTTGACCAGTCAACTCATCAACGCTTTCGACGAACACATCTTGAACAACAGAAGCACCAGTACCACCAGAAGCAGTACGAACGATAAACGCATCATCTGCACTGTTACCAGCAATGTCAGCGGTTGCGGTGCCTTCGATAATCAAGATGCGCTGACCAACATAGAAGCGGTCAACAGCGTTGTTATCAAGGGTCACAACAGCCTTGTATGGGCCGCTACCAGATGCGGTGACTGAGGCCACCTTGGCGAGACGGTAGGTCTCGTTTTGGTTTTGGTACCAGGTGTTGCAAAGGGTCTGCGCGATGTTACGAGCAAAGCCTTCCAACTTCGGTGCGATGATTTGACCGATGAAGGATGGGGTGGCTTCGGCTTGGAGTTCCCCGAGGGTGAACATGATGTTCGACACCATCGAACGCATTGGGATACCCAGTCGGTAAGGCAACTGGTTGGGCCCGTTGATGGGGTCAGGGAAAGTTTGAGAGAGCGTCTGACGGTGCAGACGAGAACCGATGGTCGTAGAGTCATCACCGAAGAGACCGAAGTCGTCTACTGGCTTGCCCGATTCCAAGATACCGGTCATACCGGTTTGGAACACGCGGAGGATCTTGTAATCCTTGCCGAGGGCGTCAACAGGTCCCACCCCTTGCGAGGAAGTGACCATGTTTTCCCAGACGGGATCAACCCCTGGGAGCATGACGTCGATGTTCTTGTTGATAACCTCTTCGATCCGGTCAGCATGGGTGCTGAAAAGATTGGCTGTTGCCATGAGGAGATTCCTTTAATCAGATACGAGATTTGCCGCCCGAATCAACCTCAGATGCCAATTTGTTCAGGCTATCTTCCGTAAACTTACGCACTTTGTCTTGTGCAGTAATGAAAGTATCCTTCCCTTTTTGGAACTCAGGTGTTTCGATTGGCTTGTTGGACACGAATGTGTCCTGTCCCGAGTCTGTTTCCGGCGCCCGACGCACGAGGTTCGGGTCTCCGATTACCGCTCGATAACGATTGGCAACCACTTCGGCTGCCTTGTTCGCTGCTTCAGCGAAACTCCGGTCGTCTACGTTGACTCCCGAAGCGCGCATCCTTTTCAGTTCGGATACCGTTTCGCGCTCAAGATCGGCACGAAGGGCAGCCCTTGAAGAGGATGCGTTGTCATCTCCGCCAAGCCGTTTTGCGGCATCGACAAGAGATTGAATATCAGTAGATGATCCCATTGTTTGTTCAACAGAGGAATCTAAGTTTCGACGCATTTGAGCAACCTGCTGTTGACGGAGAGCATGCTCTTGCTGAGCCATGCGCTCTTCCATCTCACGAGCGCGGGTATCGTCGTGTTGATTCTCAGGCTGCTGCTGTTGTGGCTCAGCCTGGGGTTGCTCTGGTGCTGGTTGTTGTTCTTGTCCCATATTCTTCATATACCCCACATACTCGTTAATTTGCTCAGGGGTGTAGCCTTCTGCGGTCATCACCCAACGTACGGATTGTTCGCGCTCTTCGGCAGGAACACCTTCGGAACGCATCAATTTGCTCGCGTGCTTTTGATACTCAAGCAGGAACTCGTTGTCCTGTTTAGCCTTGAGCAGGTCGTTGACGCTTACATCTTCACCATCAACAGAAATTTTCGAATCCAGGTTGATGGCTGGAGAATCATTAGCAGGAGTTTCCTCCTGTTGAACCTCAGGGGTTTCGGTCTGCTGAGGTTCAGGAGTGGGGTTTTCAACTTGTGGAACTTCATCGGTCATGTCACACCTGAATCATTTGTCCCTGCTGTGGTTGTTGAGGAGCCATAGGCATCTCTTCTGGAGATGGTACACCCTCAGGGAGGACTGTGCCCATGGACATCATAAGAAACTCTCGGTACTTCTTAAACTCATCCTGCACTGTGGGGGAGGCCATACCCATCATCGGGCTACCCATAAACGCAGTCAGGACTCTGCCCTGCAGTTTGGGTAGTGCGGTCTGTGGAGTCACGATAATCCGACCTGGCTCTTCTCCGTCGCTATACAGCATCAGGATGTTTCGCACTACGCTCTCATATGCAGCCTGCTCTTCTCCCATGTACAGGGCAAAGTCAAGACCTTCCTCAAGGGCAAGCAGCATGAATCGGACAGGATCCTGCATTCCCGGCATGCCGTAAAGTTGCAGGGCTTCTTGCTTGCGAGCGATCTCAGATCGTGGATTGGTCTCACGAATAGTGATGCCTAGGTCTGAGATAACTGGGATTGGGTTCTGCTCGAAGGAGACCTTGCTGGTTTGCGGGTCGATGATCGCACCAGCCAAGTCAAGGGTCAACTTGTTGACAGGCACCGCACGACGGGACTTTGCAATCGTGCGGGCTGCACCTGACAAAGCGGCTCTGTGGGCTTGGGACCACGCTCTTTCGCATGATCGGGCTGCATTGGTCATAAGTTGCTTGTTCTTCTCATCAAGGAAGCCAAGACCTGCAGCACTGTCGATACGCCCCTTGCTGGCAGCAAGGTCACGGAATGGATTGATCTGGTCCATCATCTGCTTAGCAAAGGCGGCTGTCTTGCCAGGGATCTCGCCAGAACTAAACGGTGCAATGTTGAACGGACGGAAGCCAGGGTCTACCGCATCTGGTTCGTAGGGCAGGACTCGGAGGCCACGGCCTACGTCACGCAAAGCAGCACGCTCGTTGAACTGACCTTGAGGCATCACAAGGATGCCATACTGATCAATATCGCGGATGTTGTTGAAGAGAGACTTCATCAACTTTTCCATCTCACGATTCACGGAGAACAGCAGGTCGAACAGACCGTTGCCGTGGAACGTGCCGGTCTCCATAAAGCGTGCAAAGCCGATGGGGCAGTACACCTCTAGACCATCAAACTCCTTGTCGTCCAGCACGTAGTCACCGGAAGTCACAACGTACCGGTCCACCATGTCGTGGGTGCTGAACAGCCACAGTTCACGGATGCGTACAAGTTTCTGTGTGGTTTCTTTCTTGTTGTCGCCGCCGTAACCTGTCTTGCTGGTGTTGTACCGAGGACCAAAGGATGCACCAGGCGCGTCGTCGCCGTCGTATGGGTCGATCTCTTCGCCTGCTTCTACCTCAAAGTAGTACATCTTCTGGAGGTTTGAGCGTACCCGGCGACCAAAGATCTCTTCGAGATATGTCAAGGGGACGACACGCTCACGGATTAGACCACGCTGCTTGGTGTAGTCATGCCCGAGCGAAGGGAAAGGATAGAGTTCTCTCGGGTGGACAACTTCGTAATCAGTGGTAAGACCAACTGTGGGGTGGTCAGTAATGTGGCCTGCAATACCACAAGAGCCCAACGTGACAAAGATGTGCGCAAACTGCGACAGAACATCATCTAGGTGATCCTGTTTCGTAATCGCATCTGCGATGACCTGCCCGATGGCACGATCACGAATGTGTGTAAGGGCAGATCCCGTACGGTTAATCTTGGGCCGTACGTCCATGGAGTTGATAATACCAGACACCCTATCAATAGCCGATAGAAGTTCCTGGCTCTGATACTCCATGTTTCCATTTTCGTCTAGGTAGTGCGGTTGCACCATGCCGCTGGTGGGGTCGAACAAATCAAAACGTCGAGCACCATTGAGGTAGTACCACGCCAAGGCCCAGGTGGTGTACCGATACTGGAGACGGCTCTCCTCTCGGTCAACATGGGTGTTAATGAGATCACAGAGTGCCTGTGGGTTCTTGGTCAGTTTGTATTTATCAAGTGCCACTGTCGTCAGACTCTTCCTTAGGTGCAGCCGCTCCTCGTGGAACGTATCCCGGCGGGACACCACGAGACTGCAAGGTCACATCATTTAGATTCAAATCTATTGGGATCCGCTGAGAGGCGGGACTTTCCGTAGGCGGAGGCTCCTCTTTGACCAAGCGTCCTGCGGTGTGGTGGTAATACACCTCCATGATCTGGTTGAAAAAACGCACTGGCACAACGACGTGCTCAGTTCCTAGTTCAAACTTTGGAAGATCCTCCTGCATCGTCTTGCCTCCTTTGCATAAGCATCTGGATGTCCTCTGGAGTTAGTTTATTTATATCTAAGCCAAACGCAATAGGGTTGCCAAAACTGTCGTAGTACTCACCCTGACGCAAGCGGTCTACAGGGTCTATCTCTACTTCTTCTTCAACACGCTTCATGGTGCGTCCTCGGATGATGTACATCGACATAGATACGGTATCGAGTTCGTCATCGTGCTGGAGACCACCGTCTCGCGCCTCAGGGTTGAACTGCTCGATCTGATCAAACAGTGACCGCCATGGCTTCTGGTATCTCTCACGCATAGGCATCTTGATACGGCCATAGTCAAAGCGTCTGAGCAGCGATGCAATCTTTGCTGTCTTGGCTGTCATGCCCGGATTGAACTTACGGATTCGTGGTAAGAAGTCTACCTCCGCCATGTCTGCAGATTTGGTGGTGACGATAGACATCAGGTCGTCGTATACGCTAATGCCTTCTTTGATTGCCTCGATGTGCACAGTAGGGCAACGCCAGCGGTCAGCCATATGCAGGATTGCGTTGACCAGTTTCTGTTGCTGACACTGCTGCGACCACATGTCTAGGACAAACAGGTTGTTGTCGCTGTCCACCGCCATCAAGGTGCAGACCTTGGAGTCCGAGTCTTTTGTTGCGGTGTAAGACGTATCGACTGTCATAAACTGACGAGTGCTTGCAAGCAGGGAGGCAAGGGACTTCTTGACTTGCACCCACTCGCCATCTTGCTGAGTGTGGTATACGACGGTGGTGTTGGAGTTGCGAGGGTCTTGCTCAAACGCAAGGTCCGGAGATTCGAAGTGGTATCCGTGTACTTCTTCTTCTAGGTTTGGGAAGAACACTTCGTCGCCCGAACCAGGCTTTGCCATGTATTCGGAGAGATAGTTGGCAGTGCCGATGGTCTCTTTGATTTCGTCAAGAGACACGCACTTTTCGAAACGGCTATTTGTTTTTGCCAGTTCAAGGCGTTCTTGTTTGGTGGCTGGCCACATGTCGGGCCAGCAA